GCTTAGCTAATTTTTAATTAACTTGACCATAATTGTTCTATATATGACCAAGGTCATATATAGAACGGTCAAAAATCATCATCATCAGATGCTTGAAGATCTAAGTCATCCTCAGCATCTGATACATCTAGGACTGTACTTGAAATTAATTTTCCGGTCAGTCCAAGATAATCGCCATTAGGGTCGATAAGATGATTTTTATTTCCAATAGGGTCGAAGATATTAACCCTCAAAGAAGAGCTAATATCATCGACCAGGAAAGAATCGTCATTCAAAAATACGAAATAATCTACGTATTTATTGAATAAACTTTCGATTAATCGAAAGTCAGGTTCTGGCTCCCCTAGTGGTCTATTCTTGACTCTAGGGTACCAAAATCTTTTAGCTTTCCGGACCCACTTAGAAATGGTTATATCCGGAGGCCGAATATCCTCTAAGAGATATTTATCAAATAGGGCTATTCTCTCTAAAACAGAGACTAGCCTACTAATTGAAAACACTTTTTCCTTTTCTAGAAGGGAATCAAAGTGTGAAACACCATCGAGTGTTTTATCATCTGAGAAGGGTAGATTTTTATACCTTTCTACGATGAAGTTCCTAGAATATATTGTCTTTGGTTCTAAGAACTTAGACAATACATTCTGGGACATAAACTTAAAATGTTTAAGATATCGCGATAAAATGCGAATGGCACGTAGTCCATATTCACCAAGTGATTTAGATGGATTACGAAAAAGATTTTGCAATCTTAAAACCTCAATCATTCGTTCATAATCATCTTTGTGATCTTGATCGAAGTGATTGAAGTAATGCCAATACTTCTCCTTAAACTTGCCCATTTTAAATGGGAAGCCAAGACCGCCTAAGGTCGTTGGTAAGAAAAAGGGAAGTGGACCATATCTAATATGACCATAATACTTCTTAAATTGATATGAGAATAAATTCTCAATAACAAATTTAAGGGTATTATTACTGGTATATCCATAGAGCTTTTGAAGTTCTTTAGACTTACCAATAAAAGAGAGCTTAAAATCTCCCATCATGTTCTGTGGAGTAGTAGTGAGCAATCTAAGCTTAATACTATCTACAAAACAAGACTTTCCATTGTTTGCAACAACAATGAAAGACTCGGCGAAAACGCCGAGACGTTTACTTATACAATTCTTCTTGCTTATAGTAAGCCCGTAAGACTGGAAAACTAAGTTTGAAGTCTTACAGGCATTTAAGCTAGGAAGTTTAGTTAAGTAATCATCACCTAAGACGAGACTCGGTGCGTCAAAGCACCTCCATGAGCTTTTAATCAGACGGTCAATCGTTATTTGCATGATTGACAGCGTCATAAAGCTCATGGGGTCTCCCATAAGTGATCCGCGCTTTAAAAGTACGGGACTTCGATGTAAGTGTTTAAACTTACCTCGAAGGTGTAGTGTACGAGGATGATAAATTGTCTCTACAAAGCGCTCTAAGGTGCTGTTGTAGACGAATTTACTCCAAGTACTCCAGATCAGTTTAATAAGATCTAACGGAATGTAATCCGTTGCATTCTTTAAATCTAGTGAGTAATAATAACTCAACCTAGATTTATCGAATTTATGGACGTTAGGCCATAATAACCGCTGCCCCGAAGCATAAGTATCGTTTCGGCGCAGAACAGGTTCTACAATAAAGTGTAGGTATTTTCCTAAAATACCAAAACACCATTTATTGCAAGTAACGATTCGGGTTTTACAACCAGCGGTACAGCTCGCAGCGAGCCGTACTGGAATCGTTCTAGGTTTATAATGTAAACCTGAGATATTAAACCAAAGAGGAACCTTTAAAGGCTCTTCTGACATATTGGTTAAAACCAATAATATGTCCGGCTCAATATCATAGGACCCAAAATTCATAAGAAGTCCTGAACAAGCTAATAAGAGCTTGAAACCTGCAGATACGCACGTGATTTCGGGTAACCCGAAACTACGGCTAAAGTATCTCAGATTATCCTCACTGGTTAGGTCCCTGTACAAACAAGAACCTATAGGACAGTAGGGAGTATTAATTAATGATACTAGAGACTTTATAGTGGTGACTTTGTTTGAAAAGGCATCATACAAAGGCTCTATACTTTCCGTATCATATATACCTTCAATAGAAAATTTATATGATAGGAAATAGCTGAAATAAAATCGGCTCTCCGCAGTCTGACCACCTTTTGACCTAGGATAGTCAAAGGTAGCAGACGAAGCCAGTGAAAGATGGCTATATTTCGGAAGATTTGCGGCGCGCATGTTTATCAAAACAGGGCGCAGAGCCTTCAGAAATCGGAGTTGCAAAGACTCACTTATTTTATAGTGGCTTAGCCATATTGATAGTGAGTCTTTACAGTCTGAGATCATTCTTAGATGATCTGACGGAGGGAGAGATCTACCAACTGACCTCAAAGAAGTCAGTATAAGCAGATCACCCTCTGTAACTTTATATCTTGGCCTTAGAATCTGCTTCATGTATGAAGCAGAACCGCCAAAGATACTTAGACATGGATAAGATCCATACCAGGAGAAAATCCTTGGAATATCTATATCTGAGTGCTGATAGTCATCACTCTCAGCCTTCCTTTGAAAGAAGACTGACAAAGATTTAAGATATTCCTCTAGCTCTTTTAAAGAGTTCGCTGGGATCCTTAGTTTCCGCCAGACAAGTCTTTCACGGTAGTAACCGTGTTTAATATATTCTTTAAGAAAGGGGTTTTGTACAAAGAGTTCGTTGAAGATAATCTTCGTCAACTTTAAGTTGATATCGAACTCACTAAGGTACTTTTTACCTTTTTCATTAAAGATATATCTCATATCACTAAGATGATATGAGGACTTGTTCTGTGGAAACACCCGGACCAGAGAACACTTATTGAGATAGAACTTCAGGAACCTCGCTTTAAAAGAGAGGATAGACTGAAGCAATTCATTGTCGTTTAAATTGATAAACGGATGACCTATGACCATAGAGCCATAGCTAGACCATATGCCCTGGAGTCTATTCCAGGTATTCGGGTCTATAAGCAATAGCTTCTTAACTTCAGAATTCTTAAGAATTCCCTTAGTGAAGTTGAGAAGAAATTGCTTTTTCTTAATAGATAATCTATTAGATTTCCAAGGCTCGATCGATAGATGAGCCAAGCGGGTGCAAAGTGATATAGTTGTTAAACTTTTCACCTTACCGCCACGTATAAAGTGGCGACTAGCGTATTGATAGCGGCTAGTGTCCATCTGTAAAACAGATGTAGTGTGCTGCCCATTCTTAGATGGGTAAGCATAAATACAGACCCCAAGCCGGTCAGGTTTGGAGTCTAAAAACAAAAAATTAGGGTGAGAATTAACTCCCGAAGGAGTTTCGACTCCCGAAGGAGTTTTCACATTCTTATCCATAAT